TCCGAGAGCAGCCGTGCCGCGTCTACGCGACACCTGACGGCGTTACAGCGGACAGAGAGTGGGAGCGTGCGGACGCGGACCAGGACCGAGATGAGATGCCGGTGTGGCGCCGGGCCCAGATGGACGCATAGATCGATATAGACAGCTATAAGTACCCGGGACACGAAGCAGGAAGTGAGGCAAGCGATGATGGACACCCGCGACACGATCCAGCTCCCAGACAGAGCAGAGAGAGTAACATTCGCGCCAGGAGCTGGCGACACACTGCTGCCAGAGGGACTGTCGCTGCACACACAGGCACGGGCGGCGGCACGGCGCGTGGAGGAGTCGTACCTGGTGGTCACGGTGGTCCGCGAGACAGACCAGGAGACGCTCAGCGGCGACTCTGGCGTCGAGGTGGTGGTCATCCCGACACGGGCGGCGCACTCGCACGCCGTGCATGACGCCGTGTCAGCGACAGAGCGCTGGACGCTGGAGGCAGAGATTGACCTCGACGTACCGAGAGAGACCCGCCTATGACGGACGACAACCACACAACGGTCAGACTCAGTAGCGAGACCAAGGAGCTGCTCGACCAGTGCAAGCTGGACGGAGAAACGTACAATGAGGCGCTCGGACGGCTGCTGACGGAGAACGGCATCCTGTGGACGGAGCAGGAGGTCCGAGAGATAGCCAGAGACGAGGCGGGAGACATACTCCACGAGGTCCGAAGATGAGCACACGCCAGTGTCCCCACTGCGAGAGCGGGGCCACGATGCGCGTCAGCCAAACCGAGGGTAGTCGCACCATCACCATCACGAGAGTCTGCTCGGAGTGTCAGACGATGGTCGAGGTGGAGTACGCCGAGCCGCGAATCACCCACGTCGAGCAGCTCGGAGGGGACGACGATGAGTGAGGATGACCCGTTAGAACGACCGTGCCCGTGCTGCGGTGAGATAATCCCACGGCGAGACGTGTGGGACGACTGTCCACACTGTCAGGCGACGTACAGCGAGCGAGCCCACACAGCCCACTAACGACAACGATGCAATACAACGAACTGACGAAGGGCGGTCGCGGTGGCAACGGCGGCGGGATGCAGGCGTCGATCAACGACAAGACGATCACCCTGCTGGAGGAAGTCAGAGAGCGAATCGGCGCACCAACGGGAGTCCGCGTGCTCTATACCGATGACGTGGATCAAGTGGCGCTCATCCCGACTGACGGCACCAGCCAACACGACTATCAGGTCGACGCCAACGGACGGATGTCAATCAGGTGGGCCGGCATCTCGGACGACGTGGAGCGGACGCGAGTGGAGGTGACTGAGACGACAATCGACGGCCAGACGGCGTACGTCGTCCCAATCCCACACCCGACAGACCCCGTTCCACGGACCATATGAGCGTAACAACAGAGACGCACCGCCGGTGGACGGAGAACATCCAGTACGAGGTGACGCTCGCACGAGAGGCTGACGGACGGATCGTCGGCATCCTGCGATACGAGTCACCAGAACAGATCGTCGACCCGGCGAGACTCCCGGACGACTGGGACGGGCAGGACGTGCGGGAGACGTATCAGTCGGAGTCGTAACGCACCACAACCCATTTAAGGGATGACCCCGTCTGTAGATGCAAGAGACACTACGTAGCAGGGGCTACTGGTCCTTGCAGCGTGCTTAGTTATGTCTGTCCAATCACGCCAGCCGACAGAGTGCCACCAGTGCAGCGAGACGTATGAACACGGCTACGACGCGCAATACTGCTCAGAAGCCTGTTTTTGGCGGTGGAAAGGCGAGAGCGCGCTGGACCAACTCCGAAGCCAACACACCCACTGTGCGAGTTGCGGTCGGAGGCTCAAAGAGTTAGACAGCCCCGACGACGACTGGGAACACGCTCACGGAAACCCGACAGAAGTCGCACTCCGACATGGTGCCGAGTACACGCAGACGGACGACGGGATTGGACTGGATTATACCGACGTACGCGACGTAGGGACGACCGCGGTAGACGCAGTCTGTGGATTTCAAGATCGAACTCCCGAAGCCGAGCAGGGCATCAAAACGTACGAGGGAGCACACGAGTGGTCGAGACTCCACCGCCAAGGCACAGTCTGTTCGTGCGGGGCGACCGATACCCACGAAGGTGACGACGCGCTCCGAGAGACCGAGTGGAAGACAGTGCTGACTAACTACATCAACACGTTCTGGGAGCTTGAGGAGACCGGTGCGATCCAACAGCGACTTGATAAGGACGTGTTCATCAACGTGTACTATCAGACACGCGACTTAGAGCTTGCACTGGGGAAGGGACTCTACGGCCGGAAAGGCTAAGTACCCGGCACACCACATCTGAACCGGGCGGGAACATAGTAAACCGCCAGCACAGACTCGGACGGCGGAGGACTCGACTACCCTTGGCCGGGGTACGGCCGGAGGATCTCTGTCCAAGTTTCGCCATATCCGCGCGTTGGATGATGGCCGTCCGACCCTGAGCCGCTATCCGGAGAACGGCTATGCTCACACCCCTACCCGATTCAAGACAATGAGCACCCAAACACTCCCGTGTGCACACAGTGGTTGCACCGATCCTGTTGAATGCGTCATTGAAGACGAGACTGGCGAGCGATGGGGGTTGTGCGAAGACCACGCCCATATGAATATGGACGGCACGGCAGAAGACGGCTACGACCCGAACGACCCGGAGAAGTTCTCAGACCCCCCGAACTGACGCGGAGACGGCTTTGAGATAACGAACCCTATGTACCCCTATGAGTAAGCAGAAATGCGGTGCAACGTGTTCTGACGGCACTGAGTGCGAGTCGTGGCCGATGGACGGGTCGAATCGGTGCCGGCACCACGGTGGGAAGAGTACCGGCCCGAAGACGGAAGAGGGCAAGAAAGAGAGTCGGACGAACGCGACGACACACGGCTTGCACACGTCGGCGGAGGTGTTCCTCCAGGCGTCGGACGAACACCACCGTGACACGTATCACGCGACGTTCGAGAGTCTCTGCACACGGTACCAGCAAGCACACGGGAAAGAGCCGCCACACCACGCGCAAGTGCAACTGTCGCAGGTGGCGTTGGACATGGCGAAGCTCCAGATGGCCGCGGAGTACGAGAAAGAACGGGCTATCGACGCGGACAAACCGCTGACGGAGCGGCAGGTAGAGGATGTCGGGGGCGAGGTGATGCAGGTAGAGCGGGTCAGTAAGATCGAAAGCCTGAAGACCGACATCCGCCGAGAGAACCGGCTGCTACTGCAGGACATGGGCATCTACGAGTCGCCCGACCAACAGCAAGCAGACGCCACGCAGACCATCGCCGCCGTGATGCAAGATGAATTGACCGAGTAGCACACGACAGTACTTAAAGATGGACAGAAACCCTGTGGGAGTATTGCGCGACACGGACACGACGGTAGACACCACATGAATCCAGACGAGACGACAGTTACGGCGGCACAGGCACTGCTCGATGATTGCGAGACCGCGGCTGATATCGCCCGACAGGAGAACGTCCCGAAGTCGACGGCGAGAGACTGGGTAGCGGACCTCAAAGATCACGTCGACTTAGAGTGGGACCCTGCTGAGCAGGCCTACGAGTATGACACAGAGCGCCTCGAACAGGTTGCTGCGGGTGGCTTTGAGACGGCAGAGCCAGCAGAGCCAGCAGAGGCAGCGGACCCGACGGAAGCAGACCTGAGCCGGCGCCAGGAGTATATCGTCCGGCGGGTTGCATCGGATTCGCCGTCACTGTCGGAGTTGAGTGACGACCTCGGGGTAGATGAGCGATTCGTCACGGCACACCTCCGAGATATCCGGGAGAAGGGCTGGCAGATTTATGTTGACGAGTCGAGCGAAGCGGTCGGCCTGGAGGGCGACCACACGCTCCGGTCGTCGGAACACACAGGGACACGCACGCGGAAGGCGAATCAGTGGTGGGAGTTATCTCACTCCCAGCTTGTTCGTGAGTTCAGGTCGCTGGAGAGCCCGACGACGGAGGTACCAGTCACTGAGTCCGGGCAAGACCTCGTGTTGCATCTGACGGACGTACACATGGGCGATAAGGTTCGGGACGACTCGGGCGACGTGGTGTATAGTCCGGACACTGCGGTGGACGTGGTCGACTACGTGACGGAGAAGTTCGTCGCGCTGGCGGACAGACACAGTGACCGGGTCGACGTGGACACGGTACACCTCCTGTGGGGCGGCGACTTCCTCACGAACGAGGCGATCTACGACGGCCAGTTCGAGGACCTCTCGGCGTGGTTGGACGAGCAACACGAGCGGATGGTGCCGCCACTCCTGCGACAGGTCAAGACGCTCTCCGAGCGGTTCCCGGCTGTGAACGTGGTGTGTAAGACTGGTAATCACGGCGAACACCGGGCGAGTGGCAAGTCGAAACAGGCCAACGCGGATTTGATACTCTACAAGAGCGTTCGGAACGCGATTGCGGCAGTCAGAGACCATTCAGACGCGGACTTTTTGGACAACGTCGCGTTCCAGATCGGTGAAGCCTCCAACTTCAAGGACTTCGACTTGCGCGGTGGGCGACTCACTGGGCACCTCCGACACGGACAGGATCGGAAGGCGGGCTTCCGAACGAGTGCCGCCGTCAAGGAGTGGTCGCAAACACTGCTCCAACACGAGTTTGACGTTGCGTGGATGGGTCACGTGCACCGACAACAGCAGTTTTCAGTGAACGGACGCCCGGTGTTCGTGTCGGGTAGCCCGAAGCCAAGCGGCGACTTTGCCGAGAAGATAGCCGCCGGGCCAGACATGAACCTCGCAACGATGCACGGTGTGAGCAATCAGGGGATTACCTTCGTGTACCCCATTGACGCCCGGGGATTCAATGACCAAGAGCCATGAGCAACACAGAGAGTCGCAGAGACCGGGAGTTTCGGCATTTAGAGAAAGCGTGTCAAGCCAATTGGGGGATTAGCGTGCCCACATATCGCGTTCTCAAAGCACTCACTGAGTTCACTGGCGTGGTCCTGATAGGTATCATGTGGGCACAGGGAAGTCTCGCCGCACGGTATGCCGCGCTCGTGATCGGCGGCATTATCTTCGGTGCCGAGGTGTTTGAGACGTTCTTGGAACGACAGGGGGCCAAGCAATGACACTCTTAGAGCGATTCATCAAGTTCACGAAGGCGGCTGGCGCGGCAAAGGAGAGTGATACCGACCGCGACGGGTTCTTATCGTACCACGCAGAATCGCACTCGGTGGCGTTGGGGCTATCCGGTGGGTGGTTCGCCGTCGTGCAAGGCGACATGGCGCTTTTGAGTGTGGTGTACAGTGCCGCCGTGTATGGGAAGGTGAGTGGCATGGGCGAGAACCCGAAGCGACGACGCCTCTTGCGTGACGTGGCACAGGAACCGCACTACGCCTTAGTTGGCGTGGTTGTGGGCGGATTGCTCGGCCTGCTCACGGGAGAGTTCGCCGGCATCGAGACGCGCTCGGCGACTGAGGTTATCGACGCGCTCCCGCTATGACGACCTTCCGGTGTCACAAGTGCGACGTGCGTTTCTCGGTGCCGCCCGATAGAGAGGGAGGAGTGGAAATGTGTCCGTGTTGTTCAAGCGCGAGTCTGAGCAAGCACGACCTCACCGGCGCGGCGCGTGACCATTAGTATAGTCGGCTATACCATCCTATGAGTACGACTGCTGAAGACGAGTTCCGCGAGTTCTTCCAGAGTGTCAAACCCGGCAGTTCCGAGGATCGGTACGCCCGGTTCGCGGGGACGATGCTCGGACTTGACAGGACGCGAGTGTTTGACGCGATTGCCGAGGCGCTGAACAACCACAAACAGACACTCGTGGTTGGCGGCAACGGCGTCGGGAAGTCGTACACCGTCTCTGCACTCGCCATAGCGGCACTGTACACGAATCCGAACGTGGTTGTTCCGGTGACAGCCGGGAACGGCGACACCGTCAAAAACTCAATCTGGAAGAACGTCAAGAGCCTGTGGCGCGGGAGTCCACTGCCGGGTGACTACAAGGACAACGATAGATCACTCCACACCGAGTTTGACGACAAGTGGTTCTTAGAGTGTCACTCTCCGAAGAACCCGGAGGACTTGGAGGGCGACCACAACGAGTCGGTCATCTACGTCATCGAGGAGGCGGAGAAGCCGGGGATTACGCACGAGCACATAGACTCGGCACGCAGTACACTCGCGGAAGACGACCACATTATCGTCTTGTGTAATCCGCCGACGGACGAGGCGAACGTCGTCTACGACCTCCAACAGAAAGACAGTTGGCACGTGCTGCGGTTCCCGACATGGGAATCGAGGAACGCGCTAGTAGACCGTGGCCTCTCTAGTAAGGAGAAGATCGGCGGCCTCTCTGGCGTCGGTAAGATGCAAGCCGACTGGGAAGAGTACCACACGGAACCGTGGCCGGGCATTGACCGGGTCATCGAGATTTCGAGTCCGTACCTTGACGCGGACGGCAACCCGACTGTCCGGGAGCGTGAGAAGGCGCGGAGTAACCCCGAGTTCCGTGACGACCTGCACGAACGCTGGTATAAACGCAGAGCAGGTATCATGCCGCCACAGGGGAGCGAGACGTGGCGGCCGTTCTCCGTGGCAGAGGTGCGGGCGGCGTGGCAGCGAGACGCCGGCCACGTGCGCGAGACGCCGCAGTCGGTCGGGCTTGACGTTGCCCGGAGCGCGGACAACACGGTCATGCTCGGACTCCACGACTCGGAAGAGCGTGTCCACTATGAAACGTCCGGCACGAACTTCGAGGTGCAGCGGCCGGAGATAGTGAGCGAAATCCAGCAGTGGCCGAACCCGGACATTACCGTGGACTCGACGCCGATGGGGCGAAGCCTCACAGACCACCTCGATAGCAAGTTCCCAAACGTTCACGAGTTCTCTAACGGCGAGCGGGCAGTTGAAGAGACCGAGTACCGCGACAAGTGGGCTGAAGGCCTACAGGCAGTCGGAGAGTGGCTTCGGGATGGTGGTAGCATCACGACGCCGGAACTCCGTGAGGAACTACTCGCGGCGGCGCGTGTGCTTGAGTTCAGTGAGGTAACGCTACGCTCCCGTGGCGAGATAGTCGAGGCGACGAGCAAGGAGAGAGTCAAAGAGCATCTGGGGCGAAGCCCGGACTATCTTGATAGTCTCCTCATGGCCGTCCACACGGAGCGCGTCGGCACAGATACATCAACAGACATTCCATTAAGCTGGTAGCGACACGGAGCCATCATTATGGTACAACGACTTACCACGCTTGACCTACGGAGCCAAGACCCGACGACACTCACGGTTGACGGGTCGGAGACTCTGAATGCGGAGAGTAACAAGGAGCGTACCGTATTCCGATTTATGTCCACATTGGATGCGTATGTGGAGGTGACGCTAGAAGCGACTGATTCCACCGACCCGGAGTTCTCGGATAGCGTCATCATTAACGAGCAACGCCCGGTGCCAGCAAACACCACGCGTGAGTTGCGCGTCACCGGCCCGTATGAATTCTATCGGATCACGGTTGAGGCAACGCAGAATGCACCCACAAGCGGATCATTAACCGTCCGAAGCCTCGCTGATAACAGTGACGCGCCATTACAGAGTGAGACGCTAAACGAGTTTGAATCGTTAAACCAAGGTAAGTCCTTCAAAGCCCGATATCAAGAAGAGCTGGCGAACGCTGAATCTACAGCAGTCGGTCTTAGCAACACGAACAGTAACACTGTGTTCATTGATAAAGTCGGGCTTGCAGTCGGTGGGGACGCATTGATCCGCACAAGCGTGGACCACGGTAGTTACACTGACGGCACAGAAATAACGCCAATCAACGGCCGCCCCGAGTTGCAAGTTGAGCGTGATTTCACGGCCACATTGTCGTCAAACCCGACCTTTAGCGACCCACAAATAGAAATTGAGGGGTACCGACCGGGCGGGAGTGGCGGCCCAGTGTTTGCAACACAAGGAACTGAAGCGCCCGGTTCGGCCTTTGAGCTTGACCCCGGTCAAACAATAGTCTTTCAGTTGGAGAATATCAGCGGGAACACGAACCGGTTCGGCTACCTCTTTAAAATGTTTGACACGGTGATTCGCTAATGAGTACCGTCACAATCAACGGCAACGAGTACGACGAGGAGGTTGTTGAAGCGGGGCGTGCGATTATCCAGAACGCGCGCGGCGTGCAACCCACAAGTGGCGGCATTGGCGGGGCGGATATTTCCAGTGACGGGACTATCACGCGGCGGCTAGGCCAACAGTATGGCGGCGAACGGGATGTTTACAAGGTTCTCGGGTATCCTGACCTTGACACGGAAGCCGCGTTAGAACAGTATCGCGCGCGGTACAAGCGGCAAGACATTGCCCGCCGTGTTGTCGACGCCTTCCCGCGAGAGTGCTGGAAAAAGCCGCCGAAGATCGTTGACGACGCCGATGGGGAAACCGAGTTCCAGCGTGTCGCAACCCGACTTGTCCGGACAGAACTGACGAGTTGGCTTCGGCGTGTGGACCGGGCACAGCGACTTGGTGAATACGGCATTGGTGTCATTGGTGTCGCGGACGGGCAACCGCTTGAGGAGCCAGTCAACGAGGCCGCGCTGTCGGATGTTGACGACCTGAGTTTCCTCCACGTGTTCCCGCAAGAGCAAGTGGAGGATTGGACCCTTGGGAAAGAAGCCGACGAAGACCTTGAGCCGACGCACGAGCGGTACAACAAGCCGATTGAATACCTCGTTGACTTCGGTGATATTGACGCCGAGAGTACAGATGCCGATTTCCAGCGCGTGCATTGGACACGTGTGGTGCCGCACGCGGCAGAGGGTGCCCTCGAGACCGACCTCAAAGGTTCGCCGGCACTGGAACCGATCTTTAACCGGTTGATTGACCGCGAGAAGGTGATTGGTGCGAGTGCGGAAATGTTCTACACTGGCGCCGACCGCAAGCTGATTGCGAACCTGAAAGACGACTTCGCACTACAGAAGTTCTCGGACACGGGAGAACGTGAGAACTTCAAGGAGCAACTGTCACGAGTTGTGAACGACCTGCAACAGACGATGGTCTCCACCGGGATGGAATTTGAAGTGCTCGGTGGTGAGGAGGTTGACCCGAGTGGCGTCGTTGACAACATTGACAGTTCAATTGCCTCTGCGGTTGGAATGCCGAAGAACAAACTGCAGGGTAACGAACAGGGTGACAGAGCAACGAGCATTGACCGCCTGAATTGGTTTGATAACATCGGGAGCCGACAGACGAACTTCTGTAGCCCGCAAGAGCTTCGGCCAACGTTAGATCGGCTCCTTCGCTTCGGAATGCTCCCGGAACCGGAGGGTGGCGACTACGCCGTTGAGTGGCCGGAACTGCAAGCCAACACGGCGGACGTGCAACAGACGCGGGCGACGAGCCTGCAAGCGGCCGGGCTTGCGATGAGTCTCACGCCGGAACAGCGACTTGACTATCTTGAGGGTGGGCCGGAAGCGGTGACGATGGACACGCCGCCAGAAGACCCGGTCGAGTTGCCAGAAGAGACAAGTGCTGAGCAAGAAGCCTTCAACGACTTGATGGAACAGCAGGGGCCAAGCCTTGATACCGAGGTAGACCTCAAAGACTCGGTTGTCTCGGCGGCGGAAGCCGCACTACAAGCTGATGAGGAGGGGCTAATCCCCGACAGTTGCGGCACGGGGCGCGGCACCCAACGCGCCGAAAAGATTGCCAATCGGAACGTCACCGTTGCGGACTTACTCACGCGAGACAACGGCACGCCGATTCCGGCCTATAACACTAGCCACGCGGAAGACTTCTCGGGCGGTGCTGAGGAGACGGCCGTTTCGGAGTGGACGGAAGAAATGTGGTCTAGTTGTGGCAACGCGGCACTCGCACGCTGGGGCGCACAGAGTCTTGCCGACGTTCGCTGGTGGCAGCGGACGGCGAACGAGTTCGCACGGCAACGCGACGAAGACGTGCCCTATGAAGACGTGGAGAACGTCACGAACGCGACTCGATACGGAGAAGGTGACACGGTGAGCACGCCGCGGGGCGTTGGGGTTGTCACGGACGTGTTGACCGAGACGGTTGAAACCGACGAGCGGACGGTTGAGGCGTCGGACAGTAGCCCCACTTACGTCGTGTTGGTTGAAGACGGCCGTGTTGGCATTGAGACGTTCAAAGCCTCCGACCTCAAGCAAACCGACTTCAACACGTCAGTGGACAATCCCACAGGGGCGCTTGCAGAGAACTACGACAGTTCGCAAGCGATTCTTGACAGACTCGCGGACTGGCTCAGTGCCGAGAACACCACGTTCCAGTACCCGGAGAGTTGGCGAGAGTCAGACACGCCCGCGCGTGTGATTGCACTGGATGCCTTCGCCAGTATGGGCGGGTCGTTTGACGGGTGTGTTCGGGAAATGAGTGGGGACATCCGTAACCCCGAAGCCTTCTGTGGTGACTTCATGGACAGGTTGGTTGGCAACGAGTTCTGGCGTGGTGACTCGTTCCTGCCGGGAGACTGATATGGCACACGCCCACACGGCAAACACGTCACTCCGAAACGACCCGAGCAAGACACTGCCGATCCGGCGGCAGTTCGTGCGGGACATCGCACAGCGAATTCGCAACATCCGCGGTGTTGTTCGCACGACTGTTGGATACGAGAATGACGCCTTCGGGCTTGTCGAGAACGACAACCCGCTTGAGCCGATTGAAGCGTATGATTTCCCGACCGACGGCGCGAAGATCAACGCGTTTATCGAAGACCTCAAACGCTGGATTCGGCAGCGACTCATTGACCCACCACCGCCGGGCGTGATGAGTCAACTGCGACGGGCGTCAACAGTGGCCGAACTGCAAGCGGCGATTGATGAGTTCTCACATTGGACGAAGGATTACATCACGCGGGCGTACATCAAGAGTAGTAACGTCGCGGGCGGGCGGTTGATGCAAGAGGGTGTATCAACGAGTAACCTCGGCAGAGAAGCATTACTAGAGACACGGACAAGCCTACGAACGTTAGCGAAGCTGTATGCCCGGACGTTTGAGGACCTCCGGAACATCGGCGACGATATGGCCGATATGATTCGGCAGGAACTTACGAAAGGCTTCGCGCAAGGCCAAAATCCACAGAAGATAGCCACGACACTCACCGACGAACTCCAAGACCTACAGAAGACGCGGGCGGAGACACTTGCCCGGACGGAAGTGATGAACGCGGCTGGTGACGCCGCACTAGATAGATATGAGCGCGAGGGGGTGGAGTTAGTCGGACACGGGGAGTGGTTGACGGCGATGGACACGGACGTGTGTCCGTTCTGCCGGCGACTCTCCGGTGAGATATTCCGGATTGATGAGTTCCGCGCGACGCGGGCGGTGCAGTTCCGCGGGCAGGTGTTTCGACTCGACTTTCCCGCGCACCCGAACGGTCGGTGTCACCCGACGCCTGTGATTGGCGACCCCGGAGAGTTAGCGCCCTTGAACGAGCGGGTGCCGGGACAGTTAGTTGGCTAATCACTCACCGATGACGGCACACCGCCCGAGGCCACCTTAACACGTTATGCACTGGCAAGTAATCAACACCGACGACGTTAGACGCGAAACCCTGCACGGTGACGAGCACGTTGTGGCACCGGTCACACTGCTCCAACCGATGCACCTCAACGTCCCGCCGGATTGGGGCGTTGACGAGGCGTATCTCCCCAGCGGCGAGGCGCGAAACTCGGCACCGGAGTGGAACGGCACACCACTCACGTTGAACCACCCGAGTCAGAACGGTGTAAGTGCATCCGCGAATCAACCGCAGATGCACGACAAGACCGTTCTCGGGCGTGTGTTCAATGCTGAGTGGACCGGTGATGACCTCACGGCCGAAGCGTGGTTCAACACTAGCCGAATCCGTGATATGGGTGGCGCGGCAGAACAGGCGCTTGAGTCTGTGCTAAACGGCGCCACAGTTGAAGTCTCAACCGGCTACCGCGCCGAGCAGTTGCCGGCCGGAAACTACGACGGCAAAGAACGCGACGCCGTGCAAGGTAACATCCGACCCGACCACGTGGCCGTCTTGCCGAACCAACAGGGGAAGTGTTCGGTTGCAGACGGGTGTGGAGTCGGGCAGGGGGTCGCAGCCAATGACATGATTCACACGAACGTTACAAACCAAGACTTCCCGATGGAACTCACGAATGTCGCACCGGGCGACGTTGAAGAGGTTGGGTTTACGGATCGGGAATGGGACGGCGACGACGCGACTGCGGCAATGCCGAACCCGTCAGAAGATGAGGATGCTGCCGAGGTGCTTGACCAAGCCCACGTTGTGGTGCCGGCGGATGACGAGGCACGCGACGATAAGAGCAACTGGCTGTTCCCGTTCCGAGCAGGACCGGATGAGCCGGTGAACACACGCGCGTTGGTCGCTATCAAAGGGTCTCGGGGCGTCCAAGGTACCGACGCTATCTCGGATGACATGAAAGACGAGGTAGTTGAGTGGGTCAACACACTCCTTGCCGACGCGCCGGACGACCTGTTTGGCGCGGACGGCGATGAGGAGGCCATGAACCGGGTTGAGAAGGCCGTGAACGCACTCGCCGACGTGATGACTCGCCAGCCAACGACGGGGGCGGAATCCCCTGTGGACACTGCCCACAACAGCACGCACTCGGACTTTGACGAGGGCGATGTTGTGCAGTGGCAATCGAGTGGCGGCATGGCGATGGGCGTGATTCGGGAACTACGCGGTCCGGACTCGGAGAACGCCTTTGACGAAGAGATTGACGGCGACATTACCGTCACGCCACCGGCCGCACTGATTGAAATCGTTGACCGGAGCGATGAGGGGCTTGCGCCGACCGGGACGATGGTCGCGCACAAGACGGACACTGATACCCTGAGTATGGTTGACGACCCACCGGAGGTGGTTGACAATATGGCAAACAGAGAAACCCTGATTGCCGAAATCACCGAGAACAGCGAGCTAACCGAGACGACGCTTCACGGCCGGTGCATGGATGGTCTTGAGGCAATCCACAACGACGTTATGAGTGATACCGACACGTCGGAGGAATCCGACACGACGGAGAACAGCGACGCCGTTGTCTTTGACTCCCGCGAGGAGTTCATGGACGCGGTTGAAGAGGTTATCGAGAACCGTGAGGAGCAGACTAAGAAGGAGCGGTTGGCCGAAGAGATCACGGCCAACTCACAGGCGTATGACGAGACCGAGAGTGTCCTAGAGGATTACCCGACGGTTGAAGCCCTCAAGACCAAGCGGTCGACGCTTGAGTCGGGCGCGGTCAACGTCGGGCGTGGGGCGGCCGCACAGCCGGCAACCAACGACGACGCCGACGCCGACAGTCTCACGCTGTTCGGGTCGGACAAGGAGGAGTAACTTATGGCGTCTGATAGAGCCAACACGATCACCCTTGAGGGTGACGACGACAGTTACCAGCGGGACAGTGGCGAGGCAAACGGCACGGTTACGCCCGGCCAACTCGTAGAGCTTGACGGGCTGGAAACGTCCGCCGGGAGTGACGAGACGCTTGTGGTGCGGAACAGCACGGATGGCGCTGTCGTGGTGCCGCGGATTGCGCTTGAACTCGCCAAGACCGGGAAGACGATTGAAGACGACTACGAAGACGGCGATTACATTGAGTGGCGCGAGTTTGAGACCGGCGACAAGGCGCTTGTGCAGGTGTTCGACGGCTCTAATGCTGCCGGCACCGGCACGGACACGTCGGACAACGCAAATATCTCGGCGGGCGACTACCTCGTGCCATACAGCGGTAGCGGCGAAGACGGTACCTTCCGCGCGTTCGACAGTGGTGACGGTGACGCTGAGGGACAGAAGATGTTCCAAGCGGTTGAAGGACAGGACAACAGTGGCGGGTCTAGCCCGGCATTCGTTGCCGCCAAGAAGGTGTAACAATGTCTGCTAACAATGCGTCCGTGGATAACGCGGACACGATGTCGCTGAACGGTGCATGGGGCTACGGGTGGGATTACTTCAACGCCGACAAGGAGACGAAGAAGCAAATGGCGGCCAACCGGCTCGCCAGTAACGACTCGACGCTTGAACGCGACGAGTACGAAACGCTCTCCGACCGGATTATCACGTCGTTCAAGGACGAACTCGTCGGGATTGAAGACCTGCAGGACCGGGGTCTGACGCGGAACATTAGTCTTGCCACGCAGGTTGACTTGTGGCAGACGCTTTCCGAGGTGACTGAGGCGGAAGTCACCATGGATGGCGAGGCACAGGCTGATAATGATCGCGTTGAGTACGAGACGCAGGGGACGCCCGTCCCGATTGTTCACAAGGACTACCGGATTCCGGAGCGGGAGCTACAGACCTCCCGACAGATGAACAACGACCTCCGGACGGACAACGCGGGGGAGGTTGCGCGCGTGGTTGCCCGTCGGATGGAACAGTTGTTGTTCCAAGGCTGGAACCCGAGTGTGGACACCGAGCGCGGTGACTCGTTCCAGTTGTACGGCTACACCAATCCCGAGGTGTCCGACCCGGTGAGCGGGAGTGACTTCGGGACGGCCGGAAACATCCGCGACGTGTTCGTGGAGTCTATCAACACGCTGGATGACAACAATCAGACGCCGGCCGGTGACGGGTACATCACGTACCTAAGCAAGCGGCAGTACCAGCAGTTCCGGTCTGCAATTGACCCGGACGGAGACGGCAACCTCACCGTGCGCGAGCGGGTGATGGACGAGTTCGACCGCGAGCTTGACATGGTGCGGCCCGTGCCTGATTACGTCCTTCCGGACGGTGAGGGCGTGATGCTCAACCCGACTGAGGACGTTGTGGAGTTGGCGCTTGCCGAAGACATTCAGACGATTGAGTGGACTTCCGGCAGTGGCATGACCAACTTCTACAAGGTCATGATGGCCGGCGCGCCGGAGTTGAAGACGGACTTCACCGGCCGTGTCGGAGTCGCGCACATTACGGGTATCTAACATGGGGTATGAGTGGACACACCGCCACCGGTTGCGGCGTGTCGGCGATGACGACGTAGACCCCGGCGAGGTATTTACTCCAACAGACGCGGAGTTGCGTGCCTTTAGCGGGTCGATCCGGGGGGTGGATGAACCACCGGACTCGGACGCTGAACCCGTGGGTGAGACTGCCGAAGATGACGTGACCGTTGTTGATCCGACGGAGTATTCCGTGACCGACCTTCGTGATGAGGTGTCGCTTTCCGAGTTGTCCGACGAGGAACGGAAGGACATGGTCGCGGTTGAACAGGCGAATAAGAATCGCTCGTCGGTCGTTGACTGGCTGGAACCGTAGAGGTACTTCGCCTCTACAAACCTCACTCCCGTAGCACAGTGGCCAAAAGCATCGGGCTTTGGACCCGAGACTCCGAGGTTCGAATCCTCGCGGGAGTATCAGTATGGCACGGACGACCACCAGTGACGTTGATACGATCATTGACACGTCACTAGACAGCACCGAACTGCAAGCGTACATTGACGCCGCGACTGTGGTGGTAGATCGGATTAGTAAGAGTAGCAACGTGCCAGACGCGACGTTGGAACAGATTGAAAAGTTCTATGCGGCACACCTCTCGACGGCACAAGACCCACGGATTAGTTCACAGTCACGAGAGACCGCGAGCGTGGATTACGAAGACAGAACGACAGACGCGAATAACAACTACCTTGATACGGCAATCTCGCTTGACCCGACGGGCGTCATTGCCGAAGCTGAGAAAGACACCGCCACGTTACAGGTGCCCGACACGAAGGGGATATTCAACGGCTCATGAGTGACTTTGAGGTGAGTATTGACGGGTTAGAGGAGACCAAAGCACAGTTAGACGCCTTGCTTGAGGATGTTGACAGTGACGCCGTGTTTCAGGTGTCAAGCGGGGCGGAGTATTCAGTGTTTCTTGAGTTCGGGACCGAGGATATGCCGCCATACCCGTTCTTCAGACCGGCACTACGTGAGTTCCGTGCCAATCCCGAGGCGTTCCTCACCAAAAACACGCAATTCAACGGGCTTGGCGAGATTGACGACGGCGATGAACTCGTGCAGGCGATTGCGCTTGCCTTAGAGAGTCAAATCAAGACGAACGCGACGGCTTCAGCCACGGATCGGAGCCCCGGTACCGACCCCGGCCACCCACAGGTTGACACTGGTAACCTCCGGGCAAGTATCCAAGCCATTCGGATTTCATGACCACGCAAAACGAACGCTTCCGAGAGGCACTGGAACGCGGCCACAGCGACCTCTTTGATGAAAGCCGCTACGAAGCCGAGTTCTTCAACCTCTCGGCAGGCACTTACGACTCCGGGGAAGTTGTCGGGCAAACACGTTCCAGCATCGGCACCACGAATGTTGAAATCGTCCCACCGGAGACAGACACGACGATTGAGACGGACGGCACCGGACTCTCGTTTGC